CAAGCTTGATCAAGCTTTGCAGCGAGTGCCTAAAGGCACTTTTTCCAAGGTAGGCGGAAACCTTGGGTCCACTTTTGGACCCATAGGAGCCAAGATTGGTAAGATGGCTGGAAAAGGTCTTTCGGCTATCACTGGGTATGGAGATTACACTGTTTCTAGCAACACTCTCTCTACCGTCTCCACCTCTGTGGACATGGTCCCTCAGTTTGTGCGCAATGAACACAGCGTTCGCGTCAAGCACCGTGAGTTCATTCGTGACCTTCTTGTTCCCTCGAACCCCGCTGAATTTAACCTCAAGGACGAGGTTATTAATCCTGCGAACAGGAATCTTTTCCCTTGGCTATGTCAAATGGCTAAGCAGTATTCGCAGTACAAGATTCACGGTATGGTCTTCACCTACAAGTCCATGAGCAGCGATTATGCTGCTTCGGGTCCGCTGGGCACAGTGTTTATGGCCACGAACTACAACGCCCTCGACCGCGCATTTACAAGCAAGGTTGAGTTGGAAAACTCTGAGTTCGCTGTTTCTACCAAACCATCTCAGAGTCTTATCCACGCGATTGAGTGTGACCCCAAAGTGTCTGGCTTTGACATATTGTATGTTAGGGACCCTTCGTATGACACTACTGGGGAGTGCAGTGACCGAAGGTTTTACGACTACGGGAAATTTCAGGTGGGAACTCAAGGGTTGCCTGGTTCAACAGGCAACACGTTGGGTGAGCTTTGGGTCAGCTACGATATAGAGCTGATTAAGCCCATTCCTGGGGGCTCCCTAGTCTTGGGAACTAGCCTTATCAGCAAGCCCAATGGCACTGTTGGTGTGGCTGCCCTCAAGCCTAGTGACAATAGGTTTTCGCCTAACATCACCCTGACCATGGCGAAGTTCAACCCAGCTGTAAGCACTGCTTACAACATTATTCCCACCAACAGTTGCACGCTTTCAGGCGACACGGCTTTGTGGGGCACGGTTGTAAACACTAGCCCAGCTGGGGTTATGAAGTTCCTGAAGAACGGAAATTACCAGGTCACCTTTTATGGTACGGCTCAAACGAGCAGCGCGTTGCTCTGTCTCAATTCCTTGGCCACCACTGGCTGCACCATTACGGCCGCTTCAAACGGGCGTGCTTGGTACAATGCAACTAGCAAGACTGCGTCCCCGACCACGTTGGCTCCTTACGGAGCCTTCGTCGTGCCGCACATCGTCTCAGGTGCCACTATCACAGAATGTCCCACGTATAGTTTTACTACGGAAGTTCGGGTGTATGGAATTGAGGATGATGGCACTTCGGACTATGTCACTTTCAGCCTTTCGGACTTCACCACGAATGGCTCTGGTCTTGTGGCCAACTTCGCGCGCAAGGCCACGGTGATCTGGACTGCTTTGGGTTCGAATGAGCAGGACGCCAAGGCTGCCAATTTTGTGCCTTATTAGAAGGAAAACTCTATAAACCGGCAGACAAGCCTAAAATCAGCTGTCAGTGCTACAACTGACTAC